ATGTTAACACACATACATATAATAAAATATAGAAAACCAAAAAAGGCGCCAAAAGGCGCCTTAATTGATATAATTATTTAATTCTTACTTTTTCCCACCAGGAGCAAAGAAAGAACATACTATTACCAAAACTACTAAACCTACAAATCCACCTTGACCAAAGCCAGAAACTAGAGATGTTAAGTTTGCAATTACATCAATACCAAATACAGACGTACCTGAAAGTACATACCATAAAATTGATACTGGAATCAACGCTAAAAATAATTTTCCTAGTCCACCTAAGAAATCATTTACTAAACTGAATACTTTTTCCATTTTTTTCGATTTAATTGATTAATAATTAGTTTAAAATTTAAGACCTACACCTAATCCAAGATTAGTTGTCTTAGTAGCTGTGTTGTACACCAAACGTGGGTCAACATAAACATTCCCTGAAAAAGAAAATAATTTACCTACACCAAGATCCATTTGTTCTGTATCTAGTCCTAAATTAGAACCAAGGTAAACAAAATAACCTTTTGTAAAGTAGCGTACGTGGATATCTACTTCTAAATCTCCATCTACTTCTTGATTAGCGGCTGCGCCAACCATTAGGTTTTCAGTTATACCATACCCTATTGTAGGGGTTACAGACCATTCCATCCATGGTTTGTTTGCAATATCGCCAGTACCTACGTACCAGTCACCTTTTTCCTGTGCGTTTACTCCAGCTACCATAAGCAGTCCTAAAGCTAAACTTGAAATCATCTTTCTCATAATTCTTGTTTTCGTTAATATTAATTGAGTTGATAAATAAAGAGAATAGGAAGTGTCCCCTTTATGCTGTGTATGTGATTTAATATCTCATAGTTGTATTTTTATCATAACCTTTTTCTTGTTCGATATACGTACGACAAGATTTTACAAAAACCAAATTTTTAATAGGAAACTTTTAACATTTGCAAACTCCCGTGTTATCACATATGATATCACGGATAATATTGTTTACATTGTTGTATTGATATGCGGGTGTTTCAACACCTTCTTGTAATGCTCTACCTTTTGGTGTCATAAATGCACCTTGTGTTGATGGTGTTGAAACAAAATCCCAACATAATAATTCAAAATCATCTTGAACTTCAACGGTACCTTCATTAACATTGTCTTTTACCGAACCCATGCCACGAGATGAAATTCCCACAGTAATTCCGTTTCTAAACAGTTCTTTTAGTATGTTACCTGCAGGCGTTGACAATATTTCTACTTCGCCCATAACATCATCACCATCCCAATATACTTTAGTGATGTTGTGTGATACGTTTTGTAAATTTATTACTGATGATTCTGGGTGATCTAATTCACCTAATGCACGGCTTTCTCTAACAGGTCCTTGTATATAATTTTCAATTTCTCTTTCTAAAATTTCTTTAGGATAAATACGACCATTTTGATTTTTAGCTTCTGCACGTTGAATGACACCTGTAACTACTAATGGGGAATTTTTACTAATAGATTCTTCTATTAATTTTCTATCTACTGTAAATGGTATATGTTCTGTTAATAGCATAATTTAATTTGAAAATTCTCTTAATTTATTTTCTAATTGTTTTAGTCGAGCGCTTATTTCATGTATTTGTTTGTTAGTAGAATTTAAAAAAGTACCTGAATTCATGTCTAATTCTGTTTTTAAACGAAAATTATGAGATACAATTTTTTCTATTTCTTTAATCATTCTATTAACTTGTCTAATACCTTTAGCAATTTTTTGACGAGGTGAGGATTCAGTGTTACGTTTAAAATCACCATATGAAACTTCGTTTATTTCTTTTTTCTTTTTTTTAAATGCTTTTGGTGTAGCATATGCTGCTGAATTTCCAGCTTTAAACGAAGCACCTGTGCCTGTTGTGCTCATTTCATCTAATTCATCTTTATGAAATAATTCTTCACTATCTTCACTATGGGGATTTTGGGTCATAAGACGACCATTGGGCATTTTATGTGTTGCCCCAGTCCATTCTTTACCATCTTTTGTATAGTGCTTTACACCTTCTTTTTCATTTAATTCAGCTAATCTCTGTTTAGATTGCCAATCATGTATGTTAAATCTTTTACCCATGGATTGATTTTAATTCGTTTATTAATTCATAATAATTAAGTAAATTACTTACATTATCATCATGTACAAAAGATTTTTTACAAAGAGGTTTAATTAAATTTTTAGCTTCATTAATTTTAATTTTAATAACTTTATCAGTAATTTTATTTGAATATTTAGTTAATTGTTTTTTAACTTCTTTAATTTCTGAATTGATATATGTTTTTAAAGAAGGACTATTACTAACTGAGTTAACATATTCTTGAAGTAAAATTTTTTGATTTTTACCTAAACCTTTATATTTATCATTAAATTTTTCAAGTAATATTTTTTGGGTTAATAAGCGTGTATTTTCATCTTCGTTATTGTAATTTTCCATTACAACATTCTTTTTAACCTTTAGATTAGATGTAGTTAAATGTCCTATTAATTGAACTTTAGAATCTACTATTGATAAAGGAGTAGCATCTATATTTTCTGTAAGGTTATATATAGATGCCATTGTCTTATAATTAGTAATTTTAGCTTTAAAAAAGTCGTTAAGGTCATATGTTGACTTTAATTCTTTAATTAAATTATATTTTTCACGTCTTAATAAAGAACGATTTAATTTTGTATGAGCTTCTATAAGAGTATTAACTAATATAGTAGCTTTACTTTCGTCTGGATAAGATTTAGTAGAAAGGGTGTTATATATTTTATATTCTTTAAGTAATTCTGACTTAGAATTAAAATATTTTTTGAGGATTGACAAGGCCTTATTACTTTCACCTGAAATAGTGTCAGAAGTTATCTGTCTTGTTAATAATTCAAACAGTATCCCAGTATTCTTGTACTTAGAGTGTTTAATTTTCATTATAAATTGCAATTTATCTGAATATAAATATATAATTATTCTGTAGGCTTAATGTTCTTTTCAGATAATAGTCCATTTTCTTCTTCTTCTTTTAAAACTTGTTTTTCTTGTTTGATTTTCTGCAAAGATGATTTAAGACCATGGTAAACTGATTTAGTATACATACGTCCTTCAGCAGCAATATCTGCTTTAGTCCCCTGTTTACCTAATGGATCTCTACTAAAATTAGATGCTTCTGTACCATAGTTTGATACATTTTGTTTAGGAGGACCTACTGGATTTTCATCATAGCCTGTTGGGACTTGATTAGGACCTACATCTTTATCTCTTTTATTTCCATATAATGAAGCTAAATCATGAGGTGTACCATATGATTCACCTGATTCTGATGGGTCATTTCCTTCATTTTCAATTTGTGAAACTCTAAAGTTTTGCATTGCATCTTGAACCATTAAATCTTTTTCTTTATTATATTGATCAGGACTTAAACCAAATAGGTTTTCATAAACCCAATCACGGGACATTACTTTATTATCTAACATTGCAGATGCTACATCCATTTTAGCACCATAAAGTTCAGTTTTTTCTTGTTCATAAACAATAGATGGGGTTGTTAATTCAAGTTTAAAATCAACTAATTGTTCGTCCTCAAATCCTTGTGAATATAAATGAACTAATGCAATTTTTGTTAGTTCTGATTCTATAATTCTTTGAACACGTTCTACAGTACGAGCAAAACGAACATCCATAGATGCTAATGTTGATTTACCCTCAACTCCTTCTTCATATCCTAAATATGGTTTAGGTATTTTAAGAGCTGCCATCATTTTATTTTTAATATATTCAATGTCGTTGGTCCCATCATAGTCTAAACCTTTTGTAGTGTCAATTTTAGTAGAATTATCATTACCTCTAACAGGAACATAAAAATCTTCAGTCATATTTTGAACATTAAACTTTAAATTATAATCACCTGTTTGTTGATCAATATATGGTGTTTTTTTCATTTTATTAACGGTATCAGCCATAAATTGTTCTACTTGATCTGGTGGAATAGCACCTACATTTACATAGAATACTCTTTTTTCTGGTGCTCTCATTATACGGTGAATTAACATCGCATCTTCCATTAACATTAATTGTTTAAATACTTTACGAGCTGGTTCAAGATATGAACGTCCATAAGGTAAATAATTTGAATCTGTTAGTAAACGGAAATGGGCTACTTCATAATTTTCTAATGTAAATTGATCCCGTCTAATTGTATTTGTAGCACCTGAAGCTAATCCATTAGGGTCTAATGTAAATTGGACATATGCTGGATTTTCAGGGTCGGTTCCTTCTTCTCTTACTACTTCGTATGTTGATAATGGTAATACATTGTAAATACCGAATTTTTCTGATACTTCTAACTTAAGATAAAAATCACCATACTTACACATATTTCTAACCCAGGTTGCTAGGTTAAATTCAATGTTAAGTACATCGTAAAATAAGTTATTTAATACTCGTCTTACATTTTCATCAGATGAATTGATATTTAATACATCACCATACTGATTTCTAATTGTAGTTTCGTCAGAAATAATATCTAGGGCAGCTGCAATAATTGGATCATGATCCATAGCTTCATAATCACTATAAAGCTGGAGACGCATTGATTGGTAATTAAGGGTGGGGTTATATTGTAAAGATGAGCCCACAGGCTTATGTAGACGTGTAAATCTATCATATAATGAATTTGTAGCCAAATTTCCGTATTTTTGGATTTGACCTGAATCCATTATTTTTAATTGTTTCCCCCCAACGTTACGAATTATAACGTCGTTTGAAAATAATCTTCTTAATCTTGAAAATAAACTAGTGTCTGCCATTTGTTTTTATTTATAATAAATATTAAAGAAGCCAAGTTAGGTCTTCATCTTCTTTACCATCACCCATATCCATTGACCATCCAGCACCTCTTTTGTTAGTACCACCTGAATAAATAGCGGGGGCGCTTCGTGACCAATTACCTAATGCGGCTTTTGTAATATCTATTCCTTGTTGTGCAAATTTTAATGCTGTGTCTCTTACATAACATGATGTAGCTAGAGACATTACTAAATCATCATTATATCCTAATTGAGCTTCTGGACGACCATTTTTCCATATAAATGTACGTAATTCTTCCATCGTACGTTTACATTGAATTATAATTGACTTTTCTCTCATATATGCATCTAATTTTCCTATTACAAGAGGTCGTGTTTTTAAAGACATTGTAAATCCAGGAACCATTTTAGACTTATCCATTACATCATATCCTTTTTGTAGAAATGCTTCTGCTGATGTAGCACCATCTCCTCTAGGTGAGTAATATAAATTAGCATAACCCTTATCTATTATTACTTGTATTGTATTCCAACCTATATTAGCATTTTCAACTACAAGCAATGCATTATTATATTCTGTGGCAATTGAAACTAACATATGACCAAATTCCTTAGTACCAATTTGGGCCTTAAAACTAGCTATTTGTTTACATTCTTCAATGTCTAAAATATGAAATGCTGAATAATCTTGACTATCACCACGAGCAACATCAGCTATAACCATATAGTTTCTTGAGTAATCTGGATATTCCCATACATGAAAATTACCTCCCATTCCTCTTTTTTCTACTGGATCTTTTATAAATGTTTTATCATAATAATTTAATAATTCAACATCCATTACTGTATTACCAGAAGTTGTAAAATCACAATCACATTCTTGTGCTGCCATTCTAACACCTAATTCATCTTCTTGTTTATCTCTCCATTCTTGATTTCTTTCTGGGTGAACAGTCCAAGGTAATCTAATTGTAGTAAAACCATTTAAACCTTCTTCTGCTTTAGTCCACATGCGATGGAAAAAGTTACCAGTACCATTTGGAGTTGATAATACCATAGCGCCACCACCTGTTGATAATGTTTGTTGTGATGATGCCCAAATTTCTTCTATACGATTTTCTTCAATGAAGGCAGCCTCATCGACAATTAGAAAAGAAATTGCTTCTGATCTACCAGCATCACTTGCTGCTGACACTGCTTTAATTTGAGAACCATTTTTAAGTCGGAGTGCTAATTTATTTTTTTCAACAAAACCAATTTTAAGCCATGATGGTAATTCATCATACATAAATTTTACTTTTGTTACCAAGTTTTTAGCTGTGTCTTGCTTTGTTGCAATTACAAGTACGTTTGTGTCTCTATTAAATAACATTTGATGAAGAGACTTACCTGCAGCTAGTGTTGAAATACCTAACTGTCTAGACTTTAAAATGATATTTCTATCATGTTTATCTAATAAAGTTAAAGTTTTTTCTTGGAAAGGATACAGATTAAAAGTAATTCTACCTCTAGTAGGATGTTGAATCATACAATATTTCTTCATGAAATATATAGGATCCTTAGCACATTTAATGTACTCTTGTTTAATAATCTGTTTTATATTTTGTTGAGCCATATTATATGATATACATATATTATAAGGAAACTAGAGTGTCTTTTATTTGTTTTATGCGATCTTCTGTTGGTCCACTTATTTTAACTAAGTTTTTAATTCTAAACTTATTTTTTTCTATTAATAATGAGATATTTTGATCAATTATTTTTCTATAATCTGAATTAATTTCTCTTACACCATTATCTTCTATGTCTACACCTTCAGAACTAACATAAAATATTAAATCATATTCATGGAGCATATTAGAAGCAAAATCACAAAATTGTTGTGCCTCTAAATAATTCATTGAATCAGAACATCTAGCAAATGCCATTACATCAAGAATTGTTCTATCTGTAATAATATTTTCTTGCATTAGTTCGCTTGCTCTTTCAGCTAAAAATACTGATTGTCCTTTAACTGTAGAATCTGTATTTAAAGGTATACCCATATCTCTAAGATATTTAGAACGTTCTGTTCTAAATGTATAATCTTTAAATTCAGGTAAATTTTTTAATTCGTTTACTAGTGTTGTTTTACCAACACTCATTGTACCACATAATCCTATTCTCATATTATAATCTTGCTGTTCCTTTTAATGAAGGATTTTTATACCAAGGTAGACCTGCTCGTTCTTTCCTCATTTCTTTCCAATCATCTATTGTACATTCAAATCCATGTAGATAATATTCTTTGATCTTTTTTTCTTTATTAATTAAAGCTGGACCCTCCCAATTATGAAGTTTAGTAACTCCATCTATTGTAATAACATACGCTATTGTACCATCTTCTGGTTTAACTAATTTTCTTGCTTCTGCAAATATATTTTTTGCCATAACTTAATTATTTAATATTGATTCGGCAACATAAGTTCCTTGTGCTCCTGATACCGTAATTCCACGTGCTGATAATGCATCACCTACAAAATGTACTTCAGGAAACCTAGTTAATGATAAATTATCATAATCTACTAATGGTTCAGGTGATAAATATTTTACTTCAGGCATATAAACACCCCAATCATTTCCTAATGTTGGAAATACACGTTTCATGTCCTCAATAAAATCTTCAATGTGTAAAGCATATTCACCAATTGCATCATATAAAATATCCATACTAGGTACTACAACACATTTAACATAATCACCTTCTGATGTTTTAGATGGGATTCTATGACTTGGTGAATAAAATGTACCTTTTCGAGGACATTGTAATTTTTGAACGGCTTCTCTTGACCAATCAAATGGTGTATCTATACCTTTAATTTCCATTAAGATACCAAAGTTAGTCATATCATTTCTAAATGATTCATCTTTTTTAGCATGGCCATTGTAACTTATATCTCCGTAAGTGTGTTCAGCTGCAACGTAAGCTGCATTGTTGTTTGTACAGAATGAACGTAATGATACACCTTTATCTTCAAATTTTTGATATAGTTTAAAGTCATAACTTACATCAATTAATTTTTGAAAGTGTTTTTGAGGTGCTTCAAAACGTACTCCAATTTGTACTGACTTTGGTTCTGTAGGTAATTCATATTGTTCAGCTAATTGTTTTCCAAAATCAATACCTGATTTACCAACACCAAATATTAGTTTATCATAAGACATTTCGTCTACAGCACCTAAAGACACAAATTTATTTTCAAAATCAATATTAGTTACCTTAGTTTCCCAGATAAATTCTACACCATTATTTACTAAATGGTTATACCAATTTTTACCTATTTCATGTAAGTAATCTGTACCAACATGCCATACTGGAAATAATCTTAAACCAAAATATGGTTTAATAAAGTCAGGTTCTGCTTGAGGGTCTGAACATTGTACTTCTTCTGGTTTAGGATGAAAACGTTTAAAATTAGTAATTACTTGGTCAAATAATTCCATAGCTTTATCTTCACCACAGTATTTTGACAATTGCCCACCAATTGAAGTATGGTAAGTTAATTTACCATCAGACCAACCACCTGCTCCTAAAAAGCCTGTCATTACTTCTTCAGGTAATCTATCGTATGGATTTTTACCCATATCGATAATTGTAATTTTACCTTTAAAGTTGTTGTCTACAAGTTTAGTTGCCGCATTTACACCTGCTACACCCGCTCCTACTATTACTACATTCATAATGATTATTTTTTATTAATATACGAAAAAAAGTGACCCAATCCAAATGATAGGGCCACAGATCCTGATTTATTTTTAATGTCGTCTGGCTATGAATCAGACTGAATGTTTGTTATTTTATTTTATTTTTATTTTTTATTTCTTTTTTCTATAGAACGACCACCAAAGTAGGCACCTATAACAGTAATTAATACTAATTGAAGAAGATCTGTCCATTTTGGTTCTACTTCAAATGCGATTGTTCCTGCGTCTATAAATATCATAAGGACAGTTGATACAACCAAAAATATTAACACTAAAGGACGAACATTTTTTGATAGCCAAGAATCTGAATTCATATCAGCTGACCATCGATCAGTAATATTTTGTTCCATTTTCGCTTCATGGTTTTTTATTAATTCTTCCATTTTGCGTTTTGCTTCGAGTTTTTCAGCTTTGGTGGTTGTTAAATTATCTAAAACACCGCCTACACCTTCAACTAATTCTTTAGCTCCTCCTGAAAATATTTTATTTAATATACCCATAATTTTTATATTGTAATTCCTACATTTAAATCTCCACCTGCTCTTTTATAATCAACAGCAAATTTATTTAATTTAACTTGCATATCACTGTCTTTAGGATTATATTTGGAGGGAAATTCTGTTCCTCTGGTTAATGTTTTAAAAAGATTTTGGAGTTTGTTTCGAACAATAGCGTTATAAACATTTTCTCCTCTTTTAACCATTGCTTCTTCTTTTATTTCAGCAATAGCTTCTTTAACTAATATTTTTAAGTCAGATTTTTTCATTTATTTAGGACTATTTGTTAATCTATAATTTTTATAAAAGTCTTCCCAATCTCTAAAAAGTAAATTACCTTTTAAATATGCTTCTTTTTCCATATCTCTCATATGATCATCATCTTGGGCGTATGTTGGTGATGATGCATCCCCCCTTTCAAAGTCACCTCTTAAATTTTGAACGTGATGTATTAATTCATGAGCAAATGATCTACAAATATCTTTATGATGTCTGTTGGTGATATACAATACTACTGTTTGTGTTGCAGGTTCATAATAGGCAGTTTTACCAAAAATACCTTCAGCATTTTCTTCATCTTTACGAAGAATTAATTTAGGAGTAGATTCAATTTGAAATTTTTCCTGTGCTGCTTTATATACTTCTGCTAATGCTTCTTTTAATTCCATTATATCATATCTGATTCTGGTTCTGTATCTGCTGGTTCGTCTTCATCTGGTTCAGCTGCGTCATCATCAGCTCCACCTTCATCTCCTCCACCACCAAATCCTGTGGTAGATCCTCCACCACTTGATGATCCTCCTCCAAAGTCTCCATCACTTTCTTCTCCATCATCATCTCCACCAAAGTTAGGAGGAAGAGGTGCTGTAAGAAGTCTGTTAAGAGCATCAATAGCGTAATTTTTGTCATCCATTACTAACAAATCATATTCTTTGTCTGCTATACGAACTTTAAAATTATTCATTTGATCACCTAAATATATAACATCAAAATCTTGACCATTATGTAAAAATATTTTATATGAAGGTGGAATTGAATTAACTGCCTTAATATTATTAATGTAGCGTTTTAAAGGTCTCATTTCAAGTTCGCCTTTTAACACATCCATTAATTCTAAAGGAACAGGATATGATTTTTGTTCATGCAAAGATTGAAGTTCTTTACGGATGTATTTTCTTAATTTATCCATTAGTAACTAAACCCTTTTTTATATTGATATGCTAATGCAGATCCTGAAAGTAAATTAAAAGCATAAATAGGCCCATAAATTATATCACCAGGTCCTATTTTTACATTATCTACTTTACTTGAAGTAAAATCAGCTAAACCAGCTGCATCTGCTCTTCCCCAAGTTATACTTTCAAATTCAGTAAAACTACCTGTTGTGCCCATTGATGGTGCACCACCATTTGCTGCAGCAGAAGGTCTTTTAAAATCTACAAGACCTTGTAATGCAGAAAAACTACCTGTAACTCTTATACTACCTGATCGAAAATATTGGGCTCCATGGGAACCTAAAGGTGCTCCATTCATAATTTAATTATTTTTTAGATTCATAAATACCAGATGAAAGTGGTTTGTTTTCACTGTTAACTACTTGTTCGTCTGGGTTATTAACTATATCTTTAGCTGAGTTTTTAAATTCTTTTTCACTCATGTCTAATTCAAGTTTCATTTTTTTAAGGCCTTCATATTGACTTCTTGCTTTTGAAACAAATTGTTCAGGAACTTGAACTCCTTTATTTGCATAATCTAAAACAATCTCTTCGTCTGTACGGCCTACTTCAAATAATTCAAAGAATTTTTTCATTGCACCTTCCATAAGAATACTTCGTTTAGCTTCTTTTCGGTGTGTGATCATTTGTTCGTTTAGATTAGTCTCTTTTCGTGAAGACATATAATCTTCTAATAGGTCAGATTTTTTCATTTTACTTTCTTTTTGTATATTTACTTTATCTTCGGGTTCTAAATTATCTGGAATGTCTTTTGGATCAGACACATTATATTCTACTTCACCCATATTTCTACGTTTCATTCTTGTAAGACTTTGATCAACAATTTGTGCTATTGAAGCTTCTGTGTATCCGTTGGCTTTATATTTTTTAAGTATTGCTGTTAAAAAGCGTTCAACATCATTTTCTACTTGTGGTCTTACATTATCTTCATTCATATTTTCTTCAAATTTAGTAAATCGTGTTCTATTTGGGTTTGACATTGCTCTATCTTTTCTATAGTGGTTACCTTCACCACCATATCTATTTTTTTCTAAATAATTATTTAATTCGGCTTCATCATCTACGAATGGACGTGGTGACGCCTTCTTCATTGTATGGTGTCCACTATATTCTTTAAGTTTGTTAGCCATTTGTCAATAAATATTAATCTTCTTCGTTAGTTAGCTCTTTTTTTATTGCTTCACGACCTTGTTGTGCTGCTTCTGAAATTGCTGTAGATATTTTACTTGTATCTACTCCACCTTTCCATCTTTCTACTTCACCATGTTCAGAAACAAATCCCTTATTTGACTGATTTGCTAGTTCAAGAAACATATTTTCTATTTCATCTATTTCAGTAAGACGATTTTTTAATTGTAATTTTTTTATATAATCATCATATTCGCCTCTTATTCTTAATTTATGTTCAAAATCAATTACACAATTAAAACACATTTTATGAACCTTATAATTAGGTTTATCAAGGCGTTTTTTCATTACCTTACTACATTTGGGACAACATAAAGGCATAAATATTTCCTTTTTAATTTTGTCCATTTTTGAGATAGTTTGTTTAATACCATCCTTAATTGTCCAAGTTTTTTTATTTTCAACCCAAACATCGCCTTCTTTATAGTCGACTCTTTTTTTCTTGTAACCTACCTGCGTTTCAGATGAAGCGCCAGATTTGCCCGTAAGTAAATTACGGGCTCTGTCTACATCTTTACGCTTGAATTCTTTTTTTAGCATAACTTTTTAACTTACTCTTTCTATAGTTTTTAATTGTTTTAAATCTTGCATTAATGCAGTTGTGTCTACAATATAATATCCTAAATCTTTTTCCATATCAAATTCATCATCCAATTCTTTTACTCTAATTTCAGTAAATTTAGGATTTTTAAAATCTGTATAATTACCATTATAATGTTGTGACATAGCAACACGATATGTGTTGTTTCCGTCTGTTACAGTGTTAGATTGTACATGAACAAAAGTATTATTAAATCTATCTTGTTTAACCCAATTAGCATGTGCTTGAAGTCTTGCTTTTAATTCTTGATTTCTTGATGCAAAACTTTGAGGGAGTAATTCTTCTACTTCTTTTTGCGCAAACATGTCTCCCGGATCTTCTGTTTTAGGGTAGTTACGAGCTGCTTCTTGACCACCAGATATAGTGTATTCTTTAAGGTTTTCTTCTTCTTCACCTAAATATCCTAATTCAGATGCCATTTCTTTGAGTGTTTTTAATTCAGCAAGATCAGGATTTGCTTTTACAAAATCAGCTATAAAATCATGGTTTTGAGGAGTTAATTTATTACCAAATGGATCTGTTCTGTTCATTTCTAGTGTATTTTTAAAATCTTGTATGTAGGGTTGATCATCAGGGTGGTTTATCATTCTAATTAATTCACCTTTAAAAAATATACCTTCTTGGTTAAGAATTCTCATTGGTATATCTTGATCCATTTTTTCTATATATGATAATATTAAAGGATCATTACCCTCATAATTTTCTTTAGTTAAAGAAAACATATTAGGAAATTGTGTTCCAGATTTACTAGAAGAATTAGATGTTCTTTTTGCTAACCAATATTTAAGAACAGCTGTGCGTTCTTCTACTGTTGGTTTTTCTTTAATTCTATCTAGAAGTTTAGATTCTTTAAGTCTAGAAGGTTTACTTAGACCTTTCATAGGTCCATTTTTTATTAAATCAATTGCAGCTAATGCTAATTCTTGACCTCTAATGTCTCCATTCATTTCTGCTTTTTCAAATGCTGCTCTGGCAATTTTTAATTGGTCTTCTTTTGATTTTTCTTCTTTAACATCACCTTCACTTACATCCATATAATCATTGTGTTGTGCTTCTATACCTTGTTGTCTAAGAGCATTAACAATTTGATCTAAAATGTCTTCATCATATCCTTGTGGGATTTCTATTTTGATTCCTTTAGATCTTAAGAAATTATCTACATCTGCTCTAAAACTAAGTTTTTCTCTTTGACCTTTAAGACCAGGTTCGCTGTATATGTTAAATCCATAAAATCTACCATCATCAGTGTAAACCATGTTTATACTTTTAACGTCAGAATCTTGTTCTTCTTTTTCAGGAGTTAAATGGTCAAAGTTTCCACTTGACATTCGGGGGTCGTGAAAATTTCCAATTTCATCTAAATATCCTAAATCTCTAGCTGCTTCTTCTAAACCTGGATCCATACCTTGTTGGCGTCTGTCATCCATAGATGATTGTTGTGCCATTTGATCATATTCATCGTCTGAAGGGCCGTCTGGTTTAAAGTCTCTAGCTTCAATGTCTACAGCAACAGCACCAATTTTCTTTTCTATAAATTCAATAACAACATCTCGTAGTAATCGAATGGCAGTCATAGCTGCAGTTTTTCTTCTATCTATAGTGAATTTAACATACACTGATGATTCATCTTCTTTTGGTCCAGATTCTAATGCACCTACTTCTACTTTAATGTTATATTTGTTTACAACTTCATTATTTTCAACATAGTCTATTACACTACTCATGTCACCGTCAGAAGGTGATGCATACACATCAATTTTATAATGTAAGTTTACTATATCACCTTTAACTTCTGCTTCTGCTAAAGTTTTAATTTGTTCTTTAATG